CGCCTGCCAGTGTAGCCCCGTATCCGCCTGCCAGTTTAGCCCCGTATCCGCCTGCCAGTATAGCGTTGTCTCCGCCTGCCAGTTTAGCCCCGTATCCGCCTGCCAGTATAGCCCCGTTTCCGCCTGCCAGTTTAGCGTTGTCTCCGCCTGCCAGTTTAGCCCAGTTTCCGCCTGCCAGTGTAGCGTTGTCTCCGCCTGCCAGTTTAGCCCGGTTTCCGCCTGCCAGTGTAGCCCCGTATCCGCCTGCCAGTTTAGCGTTGTCTCCGCCTGCCAGTTTAGCGTTGTCTCCGCCTGCCAGTTTAGCGTTGTCTACGACATTTTCTTTTTCTGAAACATTATCAACTTCTTCTTTAATCTGCCGATAGGTTACGTCAAAACTTGCCTTAATAAATTCTACTAAAGACAGCCTTGCGCCGATTTTTAGTTTCTTTGTGCAATATTTCTTCTCGTCATTTGTAAGAGTTTCGTCCATTGCTTCTACTTCCGAAAATTCGCACATTTCGCCGTTATTATCAATTAACGGATAATAGTCAAGTACGTCCATAGGATTTTTGCAGAAGTGCATACCATTCACGCAAATATTAGCTTCGCTTTCTTCAAAAATCGTGTTCTCTGCGTACTGCTTGCTTTTGCAAATAAGCCCTTTACGAAAACCTTTATATCCTTTCATTCCCATTTTTATTCCTCCCCATTGCATACTTTCAAAGTTTCATCATCTGTCCTGCGAATAACAATCAACTGGCGGCTTACATCTGGAATCCTGTTTTCGTCCAATGATTCTGTATCGTCAATCCAAATCGGCAGCTTGATTCCGTTCATGTCCTGCAATCCTTTTAACAAGAAAATTTCCGCAAGAATTCTGTCTCCGTGATTCAATCCATTAAAGTAATCAACGCCATTTACATTGATTCTCAAAGTTTCCTTAATATCTCCGCTCAATGTTTCTTCGCTCATTTTTATTTTGATAAACTCAAATTTCCTGTTTACCATATCCTCCAGAGCTACATTTTTAGCAATGCTGAAATCCTGCAACATATCAATCTGGCGTTCAACGTCCGCTATTTTCTGCGCCTGTTCCTTAACGGATTCCTTCAACGAATCAATTCGTTTTTCTGTATTTTCGGTATCTCTGATAATAGCTTTGATTTCAGATTCTTTCTGAGAAAGGTCAGCCTTATAGTTGCTGATTCTTTCCGTTACTTGCCGCCATAAATCAGTTGATTCAAAAATCCTTGCTGCTTCTGCTTCGGATTTTTCCAATTCTTCCGAAGTCCTTTTGTATTCCTCCGTTCCAGAAAATTTCATATCGGAAAATATTTTTTCTTTTTCAGAGGAAATTTCCTCTACTCGTTTCTTCTTATCGGAAATAAAAGCCGTAATTTCTTCGATTTTCTTGGAATTAAGACTGATTTTTTCTTCAACCTCCTCAATCTTGGATTCGGCAGAGGAAATGGCACTTTCTGTAAGCCCGATATTTTCTTCTCTTTCTTTCTCAAATCTTTCTCTATCTTCCTCTGTTCTTTCTTCTGTCAAAGGTTGTCCACAAACATGACACACGCCGCTTGCGATAAAATCAGCATTTTTCAGCCGCAGGCGTTCTTTTACCAAATCCATCAACTCCTTATTTTTTAAGGCAAGAAAGATTTTGTTATCCTGCAATTTTGTATTTCTTTCGGTCAACTCCGCTGATTTTTCTGAAATTTCCTTATCCAGAACAGCCAATTCTTCATTGATAGCACCGATTCTTTCCCTTTGCGTTTTTGTCTGCTCCTTTTCGATTTTGGATAACTCACCTTTGAGTTTTTCGATATGAGCAAGCAGGAAACTGTACCTGTCGATTGAAATATTCAGTGCTTCTTTCAGATTCTCCATACTATCAATGTTTCCGATAATAACCGCTTTCTCGGATTCCAATTTCTGCAAATCAGAATCATCCGACCTGTCAAGTCTGCGCTGCTCGTAGTCCAATTCAACATTCAGCCTGTCCAGTTCTCCGTTTTCGACAGAAAGGCGTTTTTTCAGTTGCTTCAATACGTCCTCCGTTTTCTTTCCTGCGGTCATTTCGTAAATGCTCTGGTATTCTGCATTTTCCTTGCAAAAACGCTCCACATCGAACCCAGAAAGGCTCTCAATGGCTTTTCTGGCATCCGCAGCCGATTTTTTCAAGGTCGACAAAAATACAGACGCATTGGAACACATTGCAATCGTTTCTGGCGGTGCGATACCAGACAAGAAATCATTGACTTCCGCTGCTTTCGCAGATACGCCATCAAGAATATAAACAGTTTCATTTCCGATAAAAACGCCCTTACGATACTTTCTTTTAGTCACTTTTCTGATTTCGTGTTCAATTCCGTTGATTTCCAAAGTAACCGCTCTTTCTATTTCCTTGACAGGCTTTTCTTCTCCGTTCTCATCCACAGGGCAAATATTGTTCGGTGCGGCACCATTCGCAAATTTCCCTGTCATAACATCAAAGTAGGCGTTCATTAGTGTAGACTTGCCGCAACGGTTTTTACCTCTGATTTCCGTTTTCTCGGAAAAGTCAACCTCTACATTTTCAGCCCCCATGTAGTTTTTAAGACTGATTTTTTTCAATAACACTTCCGTCAATCACTCCACATCCTTTCTATACATTCGCTACAGCCAACGATTTCTCCGTCATCCCTTCTATAAAAGTATTCGTATTGCGTCTCTTGGCAGTGCGGACATTCTTCCTGCTCTTTTTCGCAGTATCCGCAGCTGTCACATTCAGTCTTTATCCCTGTCCTGCATGGGTAAGCCATCATCATCACCTCCAGCAAGCATAGCCAAGATTTGTTCGGCATCCACAAATTTATCTGTTTTCAGATACGAAATGACCGCCTTAACCCTGCCGTTCAGTTCCCAAAGCTCCTGCAACTCATTCTCTGGTGTCAATTCTCTGCCGTTTTTCATTCTCTCTTTCCTCCCTTTTTCGTCTTTTATATTTTTTTGAGTATTCTTTCTTGTAGGCATCGACCTTCTCCTTATTGCTCTCCCGATAGGCTCGCACGCTTGCTATGTATCTGTCTCTGTTCTTTCGGTAACGCTCCCTAGCCTTTTCGCGAATCCTCTCTTTGTTTTTCTCGTAATAGCTTTTCTGGTATGCTTTGGCATATTCTTTGCGTTCTGAATAATACTTTCTGAGGTATTCTTTTTTTCTCAAGCCTGTTTTGCTTCTCGTCATACCTGCAATTCTGTTGATTTCAGCGTCCGTCACATACTCCTTTCGCGAAAAATCATCACAGATGCAATCTGGGTGCGGACATTCAAAACAGTTAAAATTGCATACAGGATTTTTCATTTTTCCTGCCCTCCGTAGAACAAACTGCCGATTGCGATTGCAATCATGACGCTGCTCGCGAGATAAAACATCATTCGCCCGTCAGCATTTTCCAGAACAAACACCATGACACAAAGAGAAAGAAGCGTTCCCAGAAACATAGCTGCCCACCGCAGCAGACCACGGCGGATGTAAAACGCAGTCCGTTTCCAATTTCTCATAGCCTCACCACTTCCCCATCACTTTCAAAGAACTGACTGTAGCGGAAACTCTCTGTGTATCCTCCATTAAAAATCGCAGTAAAAATATGTGGATAAAGACCTGTTACCGTTCCTGTTCTTCTTTTTCGCAGGACGTTCGCTCCATGCCTATCCTTGCCGAACTCAAGCACCTTAACCTTCTTTCCTACAAACAGTTTCTTTTGCGCTGTTTCTCTGATTTGTTCGATTTTCATGTTTTGCACCCCTACCTTTGCTACACTCCGGGCAATAATAGCCCTTTTGGGTATCCTGCGTTGCGGCAACGTTCCAAACCTTACCACAGATATTGCAGGCTACTACTCTTTTATTTGTTGGCGTTCTGCGCGGCAACCCGATTGACATTTCCTATCCCTGCCCTTCTTATTTCTTCTGGTTAAAAATGGCATACAGGAAAATCAGAACCATCTCCGATGCGATTGTCACGAAAACGCCTGCTACAAATGGATTTACATACATATTCAATACCTCGCTAACGGACTGCATATATCAGAATTGCGCAAATAAGCCATAAAACAGTCCAAAATCTCAATTCTTTGCCTTCGTTTTCAATGCACATTACAAAAAACGAAAATTGCAATACAATTAAAATGATTTTTATTACAATCATTCCTTTTCCTCCGCATCTTCTTTTTTCCGCTCTGCCATGCTCTCTACTTTGCCGAGGATATAACCCTTGTCAAAATCGGACATCTGCGGAATTGCTTCTTTCAGCTTTTCTACTACCTGTTTTTCCTTTTCGCTCATTTCCTGCACCTCCTTCCTTAAATTTTCTTCCCATTATCGTCAACCGCATAAAGCTCGATAATATGAGGTTCTCCGTCAATAAAATCTACAACCGCAGCAACATGAAAATCGTTTCCAAAGTGCAGCGTGATAACACTTGCGGTTCCACCATCGCTACATTCCGCTGTTTGCTCATGAGCTTCTGCAAACCGAAATCCTATTGAAACATCAAATTCATTTAATTTATCAATGTTCATCTTTCTTTCTCCCTTCTATGCGCAATATTTAATTTCGTACTCGGAGACAATTTTTGAAAAAATCTCCCGAAGTTTCTTGTCTCCCTCAATCACATCAATTTTTCTGATACTATTGATTGCGGTTTTGGTCGCACCAGAATTTCCCATCCTCTGCTTCATGTTTCTAAGCCTTGTGCCTAAGTCGCATCCGGCTCTTTGTTCCAATTCTGAATACAGTTGGGTATTCAATGTTTGAAAATCAATTTTGGAACTAAACTGAACACGTTTAATTTTTCTGTTAATCTCAATCCGCCAATTATCCAGTACAGGTTTAACAGCTTCCTTAATTGTTTCTGTAGTTTCAACCGCCTTTTTCGCTGTTTCATTCGCAAGTGCAATCTGCCTGTCTCGCTCTTTATCTTCCAACTCTTTATTGGCGATGCTTTGAGCCAGTTTTAAGATAAGCTGTGTTTCCGGCGATAATTCCTCATTGACAAGCCGCCTTGTCTTAAAATATCCGTTCACAAGCTGTCTCTGAACCGTCCATGCCAAATCGTCCGTAAATGACTTGACTAACATCAAATATCCCTGTTCTGTTAGAAGAATTTTGTTTGTAAAATCATTGTCAGATATAGGAAACATGCGGCTTGTACGAATTTCGTCCGCACTAACAACGAAATAATCTTCTCCATCAATAAATCTATTTCTGTTAGAATTAAAATTTCTTCTCGCCGTTCCCTCAGGTCTTTCATGGACCATATCAACATCTTTCAATGTTACAACTCTTTGCCCTCGATATTCCTTTACCGAAATATCAGTATTTTGGATATGAACCAAATCGTGCATTGCACCATTCCTTTCTGTGTTATAATTTCCTTATCAAATAATAAGGAGGTGAATTTATGGAAAAACGAATCATCAAATGTGATAACCTTTCGGAATCCCAGATAAACCAAATCATTTCAGATTATGAAAAATGCGGTTGGCGATTTATCGGTATTTCAGAAGGATTTCCGCCGGACTATCGATGGATTCATTTAGAGTGGTCTAAAGACCGACCTCCGATTTTTCCCGAAACAGAACCCAACAGTTGATTCCTTCCGTATTTGGCGTGAATATTACCCTGTAGGCTCTTTTCAGTAAGTCGTTTCTATCTTTTTCTGTATGCGCTATAGCGATACACTGAATAGAGCCTTTAGAAGTAAAATCCACTATGGTTTTCCCGAATTTTCTTTCTTCCATCGTTTCACCTCCTTCCCTGTTTTGTGGTATAATCCCTTTAAAAAGGAGATTTTCAAAATGTTTCATGATTACGATAGAATCAATAAAATATGCAGAGCAACTTAGATGCCATGTCCCCAGATTATGAAGAAGGTAAAAGCCCTCTTGAAATGATGGAACACCAGACGGCTTTTCTTGAGAAAACATCTCATGAACTCCGCAATCTTGCTGATTCTGCAAAATCTCAAGCTGAATCTGCCAAAGCAGTCGCGGACAGTTCAAAAATTCAAGCTGATGCAGCCATCGAACAATCCAAATTAGCGAAGGAAACGGCGGAATCGTCCAGAAAATATTCCAACATTTCTGTCATAACATCCATTGTTTCCATCACAATTAGTATCGCAGCCATCATATTACCCTTGATATTGAAATCATGAAGGCTACAATAGAAACCGCTAATGCAACCAAAGAAAAGTAAAATACTTTTTTCATCCCACCACCTCCTTATTTCGTTTGCAATATCATAATAACGCATTTGCGTTATGAAGTCAAGAAAATTTTATTGCATTTGCAATATTCTTGTGTTATTATATTACAAGAAAGGAGGTGTCTACATTGAATGGTGTAAATGAGCGCGTGAAAAAATTAAGGCTATTCCTTGAAATGAATCAAAGTGATTTCGGTAAGAAAATAGGAGTAGCACAGACTTATTTATCTCAAATTGAAAAAGGAGATAGACCAGTAACAGATAAGATTTTTAAAATAATTTGTTTGGAATCTTGGAACGGAAAGTTTGTAAATGAGGATTGGCTCAGAGATGGGATTGACGAAATGTTTGTAAAATCCAAAGATGAGCAGATTTCTGAAATGCTTGGCGAAATCCAAAGAAACGGAAAAGATAGTTTCAAGCGCAGGCTCGTGTCTGCACTGGCTAAGCTGAATGAATCAGATTGGGAAGTTTTGGAAAAACTTGTTGATTCTATCGGAAAAGAGTAATAAAAAAAGTCAATGGAAATGCGCAATCCATTGACTTTCTCTTTTTTATCATCCTAACAGTGCTCTGAGATATGCACGAATCGCCCTCAGGCGGCGCACATCATCAAATTTAGATATTAAATCGATAATTTCTTCACGAAATTGGCTCATTTTATCCGTACATTCTTCATTTCTTAACATAATTTATACGCCCTTTCTACATTTTCGACATTTTTAGCTATAGACTTTTTATTTTCAAGGTTTACAATAGATATTAGGCGGCGAGAACGCCAATCCAAACGCCGCCCAATAACCAGAACTGCGGTGTACCTGTTTTTTAGGTACAAGCTAATTATACCAGAAGGGAGAAGGATTCCATTGCAGTTGACTACCAAACATTCAGCAAAACTTTCCATTCGACTACAAAATAGAGTTGCGCAGCTTTCCATCCAGTGCGATTTATCATACAAGGCTATGTATAATATCATCAATGAGGAACCGGAAGATATGCGGCTTTCCACGTTCGTTAGAATCTGCGACAATGTCGGTATATCTCTGGTAAAGGTTCTGGAAATTTCCAATTCGGAAATTATTGACGATGGGCTGTCCAAGGCTCTCATCACTTGTGGCGGCAATCGTTACATATTGAAACGAATATTTTAGGATTGAGGGGCTTTTATTAGCCCCCTTTCCTTTTTTACCTGTAGGTCATTCGCTCGATACGGTCAAGGATTTTGTCCGCATCCTGTTCTAACTCTGGGGAATATTTTACAATATCAATCGGGTATTCCGGATAATTCCCGACCTCGTTCTTGTAAATCTCCCTTGCTGCGTTCAAATCGTATCGTTCGGAAAGTCGATTCAAGATACAATGATACAGATAACTGCGGCTGTTTCCGCTGTCTCTGCAAAGTCGGTACATCCTGCCCTTGTTCCTCTCGTACCAGTCAGATACAATCGGCACTCTGGGCGTGAAATCCTCTGCGAGCGGTTCTTTGTAATATGGCTCTTTCTGTACCTCTCTGACCTTGAAATATACGTCTACAAGCATATCCTGCACTTTCCAAGATAAATCGTCTGTAAATGCCTTTACAAGCAGGAGATACCCTCTTTCGGTTATCAGCGTAATGCCCTTGTTAGGAATGGAAATATTTCTATTGTCCGTTAAACGGACATTAGGATTTTCCTTAGGCTTTAAACTGATATAGTGTTTGTTTTCTTCAAATCTTTTTTTGTTTCTATAAAACGCCTTTCTTGCTGTTCCTGCTGGTCTCTGATGCACCGTGTCAATGTCCTTGAATGTTACAACTCTTTCGCCGTCATACTCTCTAATCTGCATTTCGGTGTTTTCGATTGTGATAACGTCATTCATTTCCATAACCTCCTTTATTTATTATTGCCAAAAGGAGGTATACAGTGCTATACTTTATATACACTCCTTATGGCGTGCGGTGGCAACTGTTGTTGATTGGTAGTCTGTGGCAGTTACCGCCTTTTTTTATTTGTTTCTTTGTTCGTACTGAATTTCAATCCCTTGCCTAATTATTTTAGACCTGTCAGAATTTTGTTCAGCCGCTAAATAATCTAATTTTTCTACCGTCTCCTTATCCATTCTAACTTGAATTAACTTGTTTTTTGGCTTATCCGTTATCTTTTGTCCCGTCTTGGGCGACATTTTTTCTCACTCCTTTCAATTTGTAATTACATTTTGATTTTAACTTTGTAATTACATTTTGTCAAGTGTTTTCTTAAAATTCCCAAAAGAAAAAGCACCGCTTTTCTGCGATGCTCATTCTCTATTGCTTTTTATTCTTTTTCTTTTTTGATTCTATCCTTATTCCGTAATTTCCATGTAAACAGCTTTCACACAAGGGATTGTTATAGACTGCCCCAAAATACTTGTATATTTATACTCCCCTGCTGATTCGCCGTAGAATGTTACAATATCATCTTCAAGGAATTTTCCATCCTTGTTGTCTGGGCTGAGCTTTACAAACACATTATCATCCCATAAACCGTAATCACCTTCCGTAACAGGAATCAAATATTCGGAAGTGCTACTGTCAGAATCTTTCACGACCTGCCTAATTTGTCCGCGGAACTTCACTTTCTGCCCTTCGTATTCGTCTGGTTTCCTTGCCAAATCATCATAGGAAACATCTATGCACTCAGACTTGTACTGCTCAGGCGAAATATTTTCTGAATCGTCTTTTTTCCCTGAACCATCTCCGCCGCCAATCGAAGCAATCGCAATAATAATTAAAAAAATCCATGCAATAATAAATTTCAACTTACCGCCTTGCTTTTTCCGACAATTCGGGCAAATCTTAGCTTTTTTCGGAATATCTGACTGGCAATGTTTGCACTTTTTTACTTCATTTTCTTTGTTTTCCATGGTTAAACTCCTTTTCAATATTATTTTCTCGCTTCAACGTATACCTCATACTTATCAAATTCATTTTCTGGGAATAGCTCAAATTCTTCCGTAACTGTTCCGCCTGCGCTCAGTTTGTAGCTATTATCGTCTAAATATTTGTAATCAGAACCAACTACTTTCCCATTTTTGAAGAAAAATACAGTTGCCTTTACAAATTCCATATCATAGTTTCCTAAGTTTGTAGCAGCAACAAGAACCTTATCCCCTGCTTTGGAGGAAGTTGTTTTCAAATCTGCGGTTGCTGATTTGAAATATGTTTCTTTTTCTGTTTTTAATGTATATGTTGTTTTTGCAGGAACACTATCAAAAATATGTGTCAAGATAGCTGTTTCTCCACTGCCGACAACAGGAGCAGAATCAGACTTTGCCCCGATAGAATTTCCTGCCGCATCCTTTGCAACTACATTGCTTTCAATCCTCAGCGCATCGGGAGAATTATTTGTTACAAGAAGGTCATAATAAAAAGAACCGTATTTCTCATAATAGTATTCTTTTGCGCTTAATTCTGTTGTCTGATTGCTTGTTGTTTGCGTGGTATTCTGCGGCTTTTCGCCAAGATAAACCGTTTTTGTCGCGCCATCCCATGTAACGTCTTTTCCGACCGCTTCGGCTACCGCCCTAACAGGTAGATAGGTTGTGCCGTTGTAGGTGAAAGGCTCTTTGCTTGTGGAAAGCTGCTTCCCATCGACAATAATCTTGATGTTGCTGAATGATATGGGGATGTTCATATTTGCCACCTTCGCAAATGCCACCGTACCAGAACACAAGACCATTGATGCAATCACAGCACCGCAAACCATGTCTTTTAATCTTTGAAATTTCATATAAAACCCTCCTTTTTGTTTTGTCCTTCCATCATATAACACTAACAATTTTTTTGCAATATTTTTTGTCTTTTTGTGAATATTTTGCCTTTTTGGTGGGTTTTTGGGGTTCTGCTTTCAAAAAATTTTTCGCCCTATTTTTGGCAAAGAAAAAAGCACCGCATAAAGCAGTGCCATTTCTCACTTTTATCCACTGGGAAATCTTAATCATTTTTATAATACCAAAAACAGAAAACATTTTCAATATGCATTTTCGCCCTATATTCGCCCCTATAAGCCGCCTTTTTATTTCACTTGACCGATTGACCGCCAAAAAAAGAAAACGCCCTCTCACAAGCCGCAGAGGGGCAGAGAAAGCATTTCCTTATTCAGCTTCTCAAGGTCGAATTTTTCAAGCCTTGACAGGTCGAAAGAATCTAATTTCATCACTCATCGTCCTCTCATACGCCATACATCTCCATTTTCGCCTTCAAATTTCCAGTTCTATAAATCACTTCCGTTGCAATTATCTTTTTAAACATAGTCGATTCCTTACTTCAAATACGATGCTTTTTTTAATTCTTCCGCATATTTTGCCGCAGTGTCCCATTGAGCATAGCACTTATTACAATATACAACCTTTTTCTTCCCAGCATACCCGACAATTTCCCAATTTGCCCTGTCCTTAACTTTGCAATGACATGCTCTGCCGCTTGCAGATGAACCAAAACCTCTTGCCACAAAAATCACTCCTTTAATCCAGCAAGTCCAAAATAGACTGCAACCCATCTTTATCCCAACCGTCATCAACTGCTACCTGTAGCAGTTCTCTAATTTCGTTGATAAACTGATATGGTGCTAATTCACGGATTTTGTTTTCCGGCAGATGAAACGCCCAAGAAATATCCATGCCGCCATGTGCATTATCACTGCTTTCAATCCAATTATTCGTTGTATTTGCAGTGGTGTACCACAGATATTCAGAAATTCCACCCCATTCTCTTGTATCCTCTGCAAATTTGATTGCCATGTTGATATAATAATCTAATGCCATGTTAAATTCTCCCTTCTTTTTTAACTTTGCTCCGCTTTCTTTTCCATTTTACCTACCCAATCCGCAGAACGTCAAGCCCTGCGGATGCCTTTTTTCTTTGGCTTGTCTCATCGGTTGGAAGGTTGCCACCCTACCCAAGACCGCCAGAAGGCGGTTTCGACTTAATCGGCTAAAATTGACCTTGCGGTGTTAAAAACGTAAAGTCTGTTGTGCGGATGGTGCTTAAAATCTCCATTGCTTTTTATCCTTTCCCCGATATTTTCATATTTAAGACTGACAACGATTAAATATTTTTCAAGCATTTCATCAGAACATTTTAAGCAGTTAATCGCATTTTGGATGCTGCTTTTATTACTATTCCAGTAAATACCTTCGATTCTGCATTTCTTTTCTTCCTGTAATTCGTTAAATTCTTTCATTAAATCTTTCTTTGTCATTTTCATTTCTCCTTTTTCGTCTGCCATCATCAGAGCCGGGAGACTATCCCACGGCTGACGGTCATTCTTGACCGTTTCGGCTCAATCCTCAAAAATTATTTCTGTAAATTCCTTCGGTGTAACAGATTCAATTTCGACGTTTTCTTTTTTCAAATCCGCAAGTCTTTTAGCGTTGCTATATTTTTTAAAATATTTAACGCCATTAAATCCATAGTTTAAAAATACGATGTAAAGCTTTACCATGTTATTTCCTCCTTCGTTGTCCCTTGTTGTTTTCTATGGTCTTATATTATCATATTTAATTAGTAATGTCAATACATAAATGCAAAATTAAATAAAATATTATTTCAAAAATAATGTAAATAATTTAAATTAAGTTTTATATAATAATTGACTTATTCATTGCATTATTGTATCATTTAATTATATCAATAATAATGCGTATTAAATGGAGGTATGCAATCATGGCAAAGAGTGAAAAGGAAATGATAGAAAAATACAAGGCAAGGATGAAAAGACAGAATGAAAAGATAAAGGAAAACTATGACAGAGTATCCGCAACGCTTCCGAATGGCACCATAGACAGAATAAAGGCTTTAGGGCTGACGATTAACGGCGTAATTAATGAAAGCGTGCTTGCATATCTGGACTGCATGGAAGAAGCGCAGGCAGAGGAAGAACAGAACAACGCAGAAACCGCAGAAATACAGGATTCTACACCAGATACAGAAGCAGTTGAGATTGCCCCTGTAGAGCCGGAAACGTCAGAACCGTTCAATCCCATACCCGATGCGGAAACACCCGACAGCACGCCCGAAAACGGCTTAAAACCGCTAACAATCGAGGATATCCAAGCCATGTTTGATAACAGGAAAACAGACGAAATCAGACAGGAGGAAGAAAGGCAGGAACGGAAAGAACAGGAGGAGCAGGAGCGGCGCAAGCTGCTAGCCAATCCAGAATATGCCGCCACCTATGCCCAGCTTATGGCGATGGAGACCGCAGAGAAGGAAAAGAAACGAGCCGAGATGCTCACCAGAGCGAGATTAGAAACATTGTAAACCTGACCGCCAGAAATGGCGGTTATTTTTCCATATTTTACCATTTATCTATCTTTGTAAAGATATCTTTGGAAAGATTTAATACTTTAGGAAGATATCTTTTTAAAGATATTTTATCTTGATTTTTTGCGGTGAAATTCGTATAATTGAGAGTAGGAAAAACGAAGGAGGTATATTAAAATGATTGTATTTAAATTTGACGTTGCAGCTGCATTAGAATCCGCCGGGGTTACTTCTTACACGGCTGTAAAAAATGGATTGTTATCTGTCGACACATGGCGGAAAATCAAGAAAAACGATGCAAATATAAGCATGAAATCTCTTAACAAAATTTGCATCATTCTGAACATGAAGCCAGAACATTTAATCACATACAAGCTGGATGAAAAAGAAGATTCTGACATAATAGAAAGGCTCAAAAAACTAGGTTAAGAAGATAGCTTTTGAAAGATGCACGATACCCCATACAAGCATCTGTATCTGTAAGGGGTTAAAAAGAATGTAATCTAGTATCTTACTTCATACAGTAAAACCAATGAAATTCAATATATTCAAGAATGAAATCTTAAAAAGAATTTAAGTACGTAGTAATATATTAAATCTTAAAACAAATACAGAAACCAATTAAATCATAAAAAAACAAAATTCCCTATTGACAATATGATTAAATTTTTGTATCATATCCCACAAGAAAGAAAATTGAATTTAAAAGGCATCCAGCTAACGCCGTTGCCCTGGATGACCTGAACGGCAAGGACGGCACCCCAATTTTTTACAGAGATACCAACACGCCACAGGACGAGATTAAAATCTTTTTCTGTGGCTTTTTTAATTTACCGCAGCAGGAACGAGGAAGGAGGCGCGGAGCATGGAAAATAAAATTTATGATTCAGAAATCGAGGCGTGTCTAGATTCGTTTTGTGCCGAAAAGGGAATTTCGGACATGTCCAAGGAATCCCAGAGCGTCTGGAATGCTGCCCTAATGTATATTAAAAAAAATGTATTCCCAGACACAAAACAGTTAAAATCTAGTATTTTATTCAAGAATGGTATAGGAGCAATGAGTAATTGTAATGCCTATGACTATGAGCTTGTAGACCATATCTGCGATATATATATATATATATCCCTGATGAATGATAAAGAAGTATCTATCAATGGCTTTAGTTTTTTAACAGGGATAAGTAGAGATGCAATAAAAGAATGGGGGAATGGTAATAAAAAACTAAGTGATAAAGCTTTCAAAATCTACAAAAAGCTGGTAGATGTAAGGCTTGAGAGTTTATCGGGCAAACTAGCCACAGGAAAGCAGAACCCTGTAGGCGTTATCGCAATCCTAAATCACTTTTATGGTTGGAACAGCCCATATGCGCCAGATGCTAACAGACATCGCACCGCCCTATCAGCTGCCGAACTTCCAAGACTGAACGAGGTTAAAACTGTTGAAATTGCACAAGATGCAGACAGATTGACGGACAGCGGAAACGAATAAATCAATATCTAGTTGAAAATAAATGCTTGACACAATATATTGATTTAAAACTATTCGCATAACTATCATTTTGCGAATAAATACAGAAAATTATAGCCAATGCGGATGAACAGCGGTTGTTGCGGCTTGGATGATTCCGCCGTTGAGAATGGACGGGGGTGGGGGTCTGGATGGGATTAGAAAAAGACCCTACTTAGTCCCATAAATATCCTCAAAAACAAAAAGCCCCTATCTGCATAAAGGAGTGACAAAAATGTTTTGGAACCCATTTAGAAGAATTAAGGATTTAGAATTCGATGTCGATGTGCGAGACCGTACAATCGAAAATCTGAAAAAGGAGATTGAGGAATTAAAATCTCCTACAAGACCAAAGTATCATCCGAATGAGACCTGTATTGACTGCGAATATTGCATTGTTGAGGAACGGGAAAATTACGGAAGTATAGGTTATGTAGGCTATTATTGCAGACTCAATAATAACTGCGAAGATTACACTTTGAAAGAGTAAGTAGGCGGTGTCACAAATGTACGATGAAAAAGAATGTTGCGGTAAGTGCAAGTATGCCAGTGTAGACCATGAGTTGCTTTTTACCTGCAATAACGAGGATAGTGAATATTACACTGATTACACGGAATATGATTATGGCTGTGATTATTTTGAGCCGAAGGAGTGAATGGTATGAGAATTTTGAGCCAAGATAGAACAGCTTCCATTGATGAAAGTGGAGTATTGCTGTTGGTTTCTGAAAACTATGTTGTAGCCGCTTTTCCTATCGAAGAAGTTGGCCTCATACGTCTTGGAGGATATAAGAACAAAGAGCGGGCAATGGAAGTGCTTGCAGACATTCACACTCTGTATGAAGAACTCCCCTTCTCTGGCAGTACAGTTTTTTATATGCCAAAGGAGTGAGCATGATGATAACGATTATTAGTCAAGATAGAAAGCATTCTGTTGGCAAGGATAAATTTCATAGAATAGATATTTTTAGACACGGGAAAGAAATCATTGCAGAAAAAGACAGGGAGCGAATACTACTTGGTCGCTATACGAAAACAGAGCGGTCTTGTGAAATATTCCAAAAATTATGCCTTGTCATAAGGAAAGACATTCCGAATTGTGGTGACTTTTTCTATATGCCGAGATATTAAACTCTGATATGTACCCTGTTTGTTGCGCTTGCCTTTGAGCGGTTTAGTTCATGACTGTACGGCGATTATGGCAAGAAACAAGGCGGCTATAGACGCTGATTTTCGGACGCAGGGTCTTATATATGCACCAGTAGTTTAATGGCAGAACATCAGCCTTCCAAGCTGAATAAACGGGTTTGATTCCCGTCTGGTGCTTTTCATCGGATTTTTGGACATTTTTCCCGATGAATAACACGACCTTTCACCCGCTAGGGGAATCCTGTTAAGAGCCATCGCACGGCTCGGTGGGTTTTTGGCTTGTATGCCGATGGGGACTGGCAACAAGACCAAACACCAACTTCATATTTGGGGCGTTTTAACGGCATCACGCCCCACTCTGGATTCTTAGCTCAGTTGGTCAGAGCATCCGGCTCATAACCGGACGGTCCTCGGTTCGAGTCCGAGAGAATCCATTTGCGGTCTTTCGGTATCATGGTTTATCGCAATCATTGGTTCTGCTGACTGACCGTATGATTCGGGGTCGCTCCCCTCCGTGGAAATCGGACGGAACACAAACCGATAGGAATTGTGACACATCGGAGAGCAACGATGCGGGATGCTCAGGATGGCATCAACAGGGTATGGACGCTACCAACATACTTGGAGTGATGAAAACTGCGTTCAAGTCAGTCCGTTTTGCTGGTTTCGTGACTGACATTAAACTCAAAACTGAAAAATCATGATGGGGATTGGATAGAAACTTGATTTAGGTGAGGTCGATTCGGATTTCACTATTAGAGATGGTGTCTTTTAAATCCCCATCCTCTGCCAACATACCGAAACGGTTATAACGGCGTGGTCTTGAAAACCATTGTGTCGGTTAGAATCCGACATGGGGGTTCAAATCCCTCTGTTGGCGTTTGGGTTCACGATGAAAACCTTACTCGCAACCTTATGGGTTAAAATCGTTGTAAAAATGCGTGCGCCGAAAGCATTCTTTTAGGTCTGCGATAAAGCGGGCCTACCCCGGGTTATTAGCCTGCGAGTAGGCATAGGATAATTCAATTTTGAATTATGGTAGATGGTGGCGGAATAGGTAAACGCTTATATCTAAGAACTGATAGTGGTCGGGTACAATATCGTACGGAGGACGCTGATAGGAATGCGGTTCATGTGTGGTGCAAATCCACACCCATCTAAGAGGTCTGGTCGCACCAGAATAGAGTGTTGGTTGCGTAAATCCCACTTGAATTAAAAAAATGCCGATGGCAGATTGGATGTACCCCTTTCTGCCTATCGGAAACGCACAAGTTATCCCGATTATTTGATTGAAAACGAAAGGCGGTGTTTGCAATGGCACAAGGCGTAAAAACCATAAGCAAGAGAAAATTCTTTGAAGCGTTTGAGGCGTTCTGTAGCGGACGGATGACACTTTCCAAAGCCGCGAGATATATCGGCATCAGCGTGCCTACTGCCTCTAAATATTTCAACATGTACATAAAGGGAGAACCATTTCCAGATACACTATTTGTGGATGAAGACCGTCAAAATCGACTTGAACAGTCTGAGAAATATGACCGCAGACTATTCGGCAAGTGATAACGAATGATGAATATTTGCGATTTAAGGAGTTGTGAACAATGAAACACAAAGAAGAATGGTACGTTTGTGATAGGTGCGGCAATAAATTTGACAGGCTCCCGCAAGATAAAATTTGGCTTACAAGAATGAAAATGAACCATGAAGAATTTAAAGCGATATACGAAGAAACTGAGGGGTATATTTCAGATAAACATGAGCTAACAGGCGGTGTTTTATCTGTTGAGATAGAGGTACGCTCCAGAAGAAGAGAAAAAATAATTCACTTATGCCCGAAATGCAGGAAAGATTTTGAGAGGTTTATGAACAATGAATAACTGCGATTTCATAACTTGCAGATACAACAAAGACGGTAAATGTAACGATATTGATAACCGAAAAGAATGTGTTAAAGTCGCAAGACTGGTATTATGCAAGGATTTTGCCTATGAGAGAGAAATCAATAACAGGTAAATACATAGGAAACGCCATAGGATACTGTCACTGTAAGGCTCATGCTGGTGCGTTGAACAAGGAACTTGCTTACAAGCATAAATGTATTGCTAAACGGTGTAAATGGCTTGAGAAGTACAATGATGAGGCGTGGAGAAGGAAAGAAAGGTATGTGAGATAATTTGCAGTCATGGCGTAATGGTATCGTAGCGGATTGCTAATCCGTCCGTCAAAATGATGTGTAGGTTCGATTCCTACTGACTGCGTCAAGGAAGGAGAGTATGATGCACATGAAAAAAATTTGTTTCTTGGTAGCAATAGGTTTCGCTTTAGTTTGCGGAATGACTGGTGCTGCAACTCTTGGCAAAATGATTGCAAATGCTAGAAACGATGCAAAAGGAGGATTGCAGAGAACCATTACTGTGTATACAGCGGATGGCAAGAAAATAGCAAATTATGAAGGGAAAATTGATATCGAGACCACCAGTGGCGGTTATGTTAAATTTGATTTTGACGGAAAAAGATATATTTACTACAACTGCTTTGTGGAAACTATTGCAGACATAAACTAAAAACAATTACCGACTAACAATTTGGAAGTTAGCCGCTAACCCTAAACATCTGAGGGCAAAGGATTTTTGCACCTTTGCTTATTTGAGCGGAGGTGCTTTTTTTAATGGCAAGTTTTGAATTGATAAGTGCCGTACAGGACTACGAGAAATACATAGAAACAAATGGAATCAATGAGCAGGTTATTGATGCGTATTGCGAAGCTGCCAAAACCGCTGCTACGAATGAGAAGGATATTGAGTACGGTCTTAAAATATCAAAAAGGTGTAAGGAAATCATTGAAACCTTTTGCGTTGATACTTCTGGAGGCACAATTTGGGATTTAGAAAAATACGCTTTCAAAGAAAAAGTAAGCTATGAAATTATAGAAAAATTTTATTCCGTCTTACTGATAGAAGCGCAGAATAAGGTTGTCGATAGTTTCTTTCGTTATATCGAACACAAAAGAGAACCGAAGGAGCGGTTTTATATGCCAAGGCGGAAACAGTTCTTAAAAATTGGTCTGGTAGATGCACTGCAAGGGATGATTGATGATAAGTACGATATTCTGTGTATCAGCCTAATTCCTGGGGCCGGGAAAACGACAATCGAGAAATTCTTCAATGCCGCGATTATCGGTTGGTATCCGAAGGACTTCAATCTGTTTTATTCTCATAGCGGTGATATTACCAGAATGTATTACGATGGCATGTACGATATTGTCACCAACGCGGATGAATACGCATGGAACGAAATATTCCCTAACCTTAGCGTGACGAACACGAACGCCAAGATGGAGCAGTTTAATGTCGGGAAATATAAGCCGTTCCCCTCTGTTCAGTGTACATCCGTAGGTAGTAAGAACGCTGGTAAGGTTCGTGCATCGAAATTTCTGCTTGTTGACGATATGATAGGCGGTATCGAAGAAGCAATGAACCCTATGATACTTGATAAGCTATGGAACAAATACGCTGTTGACGCAAGACAGAGAAAAATACAGGACACTACGGGGCATAACTGCAAGGAGATACATATTGCTACCAGATGGAGTGTTCATGACGTTATCGGGCGCATACAGAATATGTATGAGGGCAACTCAAGGGTAAAGGTAATTGCGGTTCCTGACATTGACCCGATTACAGGAGAAAGCAATTTTGATTATGAGTTTTCCGGGTTCGATGTCGCGTTTTTTGAAGACCAGCAACTATTGATGGACGATATTTCCTACAAGTGCCTATATAAACAGGAGCCAATTGAGCGCGAGGGTCTGGTATTCCCTGATGACAAGATACGCCGATACCTCAATCTTCCACACGGAGAGCCGGATATTATCACTGCACAGTGCGACACGAAAGGAAAAGGAACGGACTATTTTGTCCTGCCAATCCTGCAAAAATACGGTGATGACTACTACTGCGTGGATTGCGTTTGCGATAATACCGCAGACTATGAAATGCAGTACGAAAACGCCGCAAATGCTATTGTCAATAATGGGGTTCAGGAGTGCGAATTTGAGCGAAACGCAGGCGGAGACAGGGTTGCTATGGAAGTGAATAAACGTGTAGAGGCTAAGGGTTGGATTTGCAATATTACAGATACGCCTACCGAAACGAACAAAGAGGCAAGAATTTTCCAGTGTTCAAACTGGATTATGCAACACATTATTTTTAAAGACCAGTCCTTGTATACGCCGAAAGAACCATACGGCGTTATGATGTCACTTCTGAAACGATATTCAGTAAGCGGAAAGAAGCAGCTGGATGACGTTCCAGACGTATTCTCGAACTTCGCGGTCAGAATTACGAGGGGAGCCAGAACTGCAAAAGTAGAAGCAGCTATCAATCCGTTCAGAGGGGGTATGTCTTGGTGACGAAAGAAATCTTGAAGCAATACACTGATTTACAGCAGGAATGTGTTGAAGTGCGAAAAAAAATAAACACCCTTGAAAATCAGATAGCACGAATTGAACAGGATGGCAGCGTCAGAGACAAGGTTTCTGGTGGAATTGGCGGCTGGCAGAGTTTTACCATCGAAGGATTTCCTTACCCGGAATACAACCGTAAGAAAGCCTTGCTCTATTCCAGAAAGGCTACGCTTTGTGCCCTAGAAATGGAAATCATGGAAACTATCAATCAGATAGAATCGTTTATTGCGACCGTTGAAGACAGCCACATGCGGCGCATTATTCATCTTAGATTTGTCGAGGGGTTGTCTTGGGGGGACGTTGCAAAGCGTATCGGCGGAAATACAGAGGACAGCGTCAAGAAAATGTTCTATCGTTTTCTTGAAAAATGAGAAGTTGTCTCCAATGTCCCGAAAAAATCTGCTATAGTTACAATAAAGAATAATGCGAACAGACAAACGCTGGCACTTGCCAGTGTTTTTGTTTTGCCTTTTTTGAAAGGAGGTGCTTTATGAATAGTAGAACACTTCAAGATATCCTGCGTGGATGCTATGGCAGGAAAGTAGCGTATACGGACGCAGAGAAGATAACGCCCGATAACATCATAAGCGTACTTGGCAAGTGTATAGGCATTTTCAATCTCAATAAAACAGCGATTGATTACCTCTGGCACTACTACAAGGGAGACCAGCCGATACGTTATCGTCAGAAGATTGTGCGTGACGATATTGTAAATAAGATTGTAGAGAATCACGCCTATGAGATTGTGCAGTTCAAGGTTGGGCAGACATATGGCGAGCCTGTACAGTTTGTCAGCCGCAAGGACGATGAACGGATAAACAAGGCTGTTGACATTCTGAATGATTACATGGTTGATGTTGATAAACAGTCAAAGGATATTAAATCGGGTGAATGGCAGTCAGCAACCGGCACTTCCTTTAAGGCAGCTCAGTTCGCGGATGGAGATATAAAATTTCGCATTGTCTCCCCCACTCCACTGAACACCTTTGTCATTTACAACCGCAGCACAGAAGAACCGATACTGGCTGTACAGGAATTGAAAAATAAGAATGGTGAATGGTATAAATTATGCTTCACCGAAACACATTCCTGCGAAATACATAATTCGAACGTTGCGAATTGGAAACTTCATGCTTTCGGCGGCATACCGATTGTGGAATATCCTAATAACCATGAGAGGTTGTCGGATATTGAACTTGTCATCGATATTCTAGATTCTATCAACAATATGCAGTCTAACCGAATGGATTCTATTGAGCAGTTTGTTCAGTCATGGGTGAAATTCGTGAACTGTGATGTGGATAGCGAAACCTATCAAAAAATGAAACAGCAAGGCGCGCTGGTAGTCAGGTCTAATAACGGAGAAAACAAAGCCGATGTCGATATCATGACACAGGAACTGAACCAGACAGAATCACAGGTTGCAAAGGATGACCTTTGGGATAACGCCCTTTCTATCCTCGCAATCCCAAATAAAAACAATAATAACTCTGGCGGTGATACGCAGGGTGCGGTACAGCTTCGTAATGGTTGGGATTTCTCAAAGACGAGAGCAAAGCTGAAAGACCCCATTGTAAAAGCGGCAGAGAAACGCCTTGCAAAGGTAGTGCTGAATATCATCCGTATTAAGCATGAGGATTTAGGTATTACCACAAGGGATTTTGATGTGCAGATAAATCATAGTCCGCAGGACAATATGTATACAAAATCGCAGACACTCTATCAGCTTTTGCAGGCAGGAATACACCCTCTTATCGCAGTTAAAACTGTTGGCTTGTGGGGAGATTCCGAAAAAACCTTCCTTCTTTCTAAGCCGTATATGGATGCTTTGTGGCAGACAGCGGAAGAAAAGGAAGAAAAAGAAGAACAGGAACGAAAGGCAGCGGAGATTGTGAAACAGTCTCAAACGGTTGCAGAAGAATAAAGAGGTGGTTTCATGTCAAGAATCCCGAATGACGAATTACATACAGAGAAAATTGTATATGAAACCTATTTTGGCGAAATGGAAATATCTGACGAAGAAAAGAAAGAACGGCTTGAGTTGGCAAAAGAACTTGAGCCGATTTTTATTTCTTTTTTTTATGCTTTCTTGGAACAAGAAGGAAATGAAGGAGACTTCATTCAAAGTCTTTCCGCAGAATACGAAAAGACGGCGTTGAAGTTTCTAAAGGTCAGAGAACCAACAGCATACATAAAAGAATATTCGGAGAAAATCACAGAAGATATTATCCGAACAACCGTTGAAAATAAGGATACGCCCTACTTTACATCTGTTGAGCGTGCCATGAACATTGCGGCGAACGAAGCAAATACCATAGGCAACTACCGAGAATACACCAGAATGGTTAAGCAGGGTTATAAGTACAAGACTTGGATAACCATGCTTGATGATAAGGTGCGGCATACACACGCCGAAGCGAATGGATATAAAGTCGGGATATTCGATTCTTTTCAAATAGGTGCATCCGAGATGTCTTTCCCTCGTGACTACTCTTTGGGAGCGAGCGCAGAGGAAATTGTAAATTGCAGATGCAGTCTTAAATACACGAAAACTTAAACAGTCCTTAGCGGCTGTTTTTTGTTTGCAAAAAAAATAAGTAGCTATGCGGTAAATAGCAAAACTCAGCAGGCGCGACCTGCGGTAACAAAAGCGTGAGTAAAAGAACAGGAGGTAATAACCATGAAACGAGAAGATGTGCTGAAACTTTTTCCAGAAGCAACAGATGAGCAGATTACCAATCTGCTGAATCAGAGCAACAAGGAAGTGCTGAACGAGAAAAACAAGGTAGCGCAGTACAAAGAAAAAGCCGATAAAGCAGATGAATTACAGGCTAAGATTGACGAATTGGAATCCAATGGATTGTCTGAGACCGAAAAAGCCAACAAAGCGTTGGAAACGGCAAACGCAAGAATCGCAGAACTTGAAAAGGCACAGACATTGGCAAACCAGAGAGCGGCGGCGGCTGAAAAATTCAAAGTAACCGCTGAACAGGCGGAGCAGATTGTGAAGGATGACGGCACATTTGATTATGACGTTCTCGGTCAGATTATTACCGAAAAAGAAACGGCAGCAGCCAAAGCCAAGGAAGATGAAATTGCGGCAGGCAGTCAGAATCCCGGCGGCGGTACTGGCGGAAACGGAAAAGAAGAAACGGACGCTGAAAAGATGGCGAAGGAAATCGGCGGTGCTTTTTCCGATGCAAATAAAACGGCTGAATCCGTATTGAAAAATTATATGTAAGGAGGATGAAAAAATGAAGTTTAAAGAATCAAGCGTAACTACGCAAAATGAAATTCTGAAAAGAAAACTTGGTGGTGAATTGTTCACGCCTGTCACTTTGGACGCATCCGCGTTTGCAGATGGTGTTTGCAGGGCCGGGAATCCTATTTCCGCAGAGGGGAAAAAGGTAAATGGTGGAAGCGGTGATTCGGCGGCAGTCGGTATCCTGCTTTATGACGTGTACGATTCTAACCCTAACGGCACTATTACCAAGGCTTTTGCTTGTGTAAATGAAGCAAATGCGAACGCGAACGCAGGAATTACGATTGCGGAGGCGGTAAAGACGGCACTGCCACTGATTGTATTTGAATAAGGAGGTGCAAAAGTAATGAATATTAGAGATGTATATAACGCAAAGGCGATTGCCCTTGTGCAGACAGAAGTGGCAAGTAACAGAATCCCCTATCTTGGCGAAGGTCTGTTCCCTGCAAAAAAGAAAATGGGTCTTGACCTGAAATGGATTAAGACTTCAAAGGGACTTCCTGTTTCTCTGAAACCTTCCAATTTCGATGCGGTTTCTACACTGAGAAGCAGAGAAGGGTTCAAGATGACAGAAACAGAAATGGCGTTTTTCCGCGAATCTATGCTTGTCAAGGAAATTGACGAACAGGAAATCATGCGTGTGCAGGATACAGCGGACCCATACGCACAGGACGTACTGAGAAGAATTTTCGATGATACCAACACACTGGTTGACGGTGCAAAAGTTGTACCAGAAAGAATGATTATGCAGCTGTTAGCCCCTTCTGACGGTTCTCCTAAAATCTCTATACAGGCAGATGGTGCTACATACGCATACAACTATGACCCTAACAACGAGTACAAAACAAACAACTTTGCGGAACTGACAACAACAACCGATAAATGGTCTGATACCGAAAACTCTGACCCTATGGATGATATCGCGACCGCGCTGGATTCCGTAGAATCCAGAACAGGCGAAAGACCTTCTATTATGATTGTTTCCAGAAAGACCATGGACTATCTGAAACAGAATAAGAAAATCAAGTCCGCAATTCTGGCACAGAATGTAACGGCAAATATCTTCATGAACGATAACAGGGTAAAGGAAATCTTCTCTGCTGAATTGGGTATCAGCATTGTTGTTTATTCCAAGCAGTACAAAAACGAAGCCGGCACCGCTGCCAAATTCTATCCAGATGGTTTCGCGACACTGATTCCTAACGGCGCACTGGGTAACACATGGTACGGTACTACACCAGAAGAAAGAACGCTGATGGGCAGCAAAGATGCGGATGTATCCATTGTCAATACAGGTGTTGCAGTTGCGGTAACGGTTTCTAATGACCCTGTGCAGACAAAGACAACCGTATCCGAAATTGTACTGCCCTCTTATGAGAGAATGGACAGCACCTATGTTATTAAATGCTACTAAAAAGGAGGTCGGTTAAATGAAATTCGACCACAAAGTAAAACATAACGGCATCTGGTATGAGCCTTTCGAGGAAGTTCCAGATTCTAATGGCAAGAAAGCCTATACAAAAAGCGAAATCGCGCGCATGCCTGTCGATGAACTGCGACAGTTGGCGTTGAAGGTTGGCATTGGTGGCGCAGCTGAAATGAACGGCACAGAGTTGAAACAGTATATCTTGTCTGCGTTTGGCATGTAAGGGGAGTGATTGCTTATGGCTGATTACAGCATTTTAGAGCAAGTAAAAATCAGACTGCGGCAGTTTCACGTTGACGAGGACGATACTGTGGTATTCGACCGAAAGGAAGAAAACCCACTCTTAAATCAACTGATAGAGCAGGCAAAAAAAGAGATTGCCATAAAGCGTATGTATCCAGATACATACTCGGAGGATGATATTGCGGAGGATTTGAAAAGGTTTGAGAACAATATCGTTGACTTGGCAGTATATGACCGCTCACAGGCAGGAGAAGCATATATGGCAAGCTATTCTGAAAACGGAGTGAGCCGTTCTTGGAAGAATAGAGAGGATTTGTTCTTTGGCGTATACCCGTTTGTAAAGGTTCTTTAAAGGGGTTGGTATCGACCCCTTTAGTCGTTTTTGGTGCGTTGCTGTTTCAAAGTGTAAAGTATAGTTTCAATAATTCTATAGAATAATGAAAGTTTAATCGAAAATAAATGAAATTTAATTAAATTTTCTACTTAATTTTCAATTAAATTCAATAGATTTTAATTTATTGGGAAACGGCAGCAGGGGCGCATCGTATCAAGTGGCGGTGGGCTGATGCGCAATTATTAAGCAGAAAGGCGGTACAGAAATGCAAGTCGAAATAGCATACATCATAAGTATAGTATCTTTGGCATTTTCCGTCTTTTTCGGGTTGAAAAGTAGCAAGCATACAGACACAAAGGATATTGAGGAGCGTGTGAAGGATAACACCAGAATCAATATGAAACTGGATGCTATCGCAGGAACAACACAGGAAATAAAGTCGGAAATATCCACAATGAGAGAAGAAATCAATAAGCACAATGATAAGATTATCAAGTTGGAGCAGAGCCTTAAATCTGCACATCATAGGCTTGATACTCTTGAGGAACGAATGAATCATGAGTAGGTGGTTTTCAAATGCTCGATATTAACAGACAAAAGATGTTCTATGCAAAGCAAATTGGTCAAGTACCTGTTTATGATACTGACGAGGAAGGAAATTTGAAATACATCACTGTGGACGGAAACAAAGTACCGATAGAAACAGGGGAATACACAATGGGATACGGTGTGCCTATACCCTTCCATTCCTCCATAAGCAACAAATTGAGCGAATCTCTTATTAAGGAGTTTGGCGTTGATAATTCAACAAATTTCGTTCAGATTGTCGATGACAAGGGCAAACTTCCTTTGTCTGTCGGGGATTTGGTGTGGAAGAAATCAGCGGTGCAGTATAAAGCGGCAATGGTCGATAAAGCGAGTTGTGATTACATTGTCAAGGGCGTTGCGGATGAAGGTCTGACGGTTGATTTGTTTCTTTTGCAAAAGAATATAAAGTAGGTGCAGTATGGAAAACAAAATAGTAAATATTCTCGGAGAGGAATATTCAATTATGTTTGTGGATGAATATCCAGAACGATTTTCTGATTTTGAGGAATCAACGGACGCTCTGTGCAATTTCTATGACAAATTGATTTATGTGTTAAATCCAAAAGAAAAATACCTAACGGAAGATGGGAAAATCAACTTAAATAAAAGGAAACTTAGGCATGAGATAGTCCATGCCTTTCTTTTTGAAAGTGGTTTATCTTCCAATACACATGGAATTTATGGCGCATGGGCTGAGAACGAGGAAATGGTTGACTGGATTGCAATACAATCGCCAAAAATATTAAAAGTATTCCAAGAACTTGAAATTTTGTAGGTGGTTCTATGCCTAAGAAAATATCAATCAATATCATGTCCAATAAGTCCATCCAGAACGCCGTAAAAGAGGTTGAGAACTACGCATATAGCTTGACCGATAAATGTAACGAGTTTGCGAAAAAACTCGCTCAAATCGGCGTACAGACCGCCAAAATGAAGGTTGCTCAATACGATGCTGTTTATACAGGAGAACTTCTTAGCAGTATCAATTATGAGCAAGGGGCGGTTATTAAAAAAGGTGCAACGTGGATTGTGTACACTGGATGCGTTTGGGCAAAATTTATTGAATTCGGTACAGCCGTTGTCGGGAAGGAAAATCCGCATCCCGATATTGGCATTGTTGGTTGGAAGTATGACGTAAATAATCATGGAGAAAAAGGATGGTTTTACTTTCGTGACGGCGAATGGCACTGGACAAAGGGTATGCCCTCTCGCCCATTTATGTATGAAACTTCCATAGAATTAGCAGAAAAGATTGCGGAAGTTGCAAAGGAGGTGTTTGGTTGAGTGATAATTCATGGGCTTATGACCTTGGAACGGTTGTGTTTTCAATCGTAAAGGCGAAAGCCAAGCCAAAATTGGAATCGAAATATCCGACCATATACTTCACAAGCAACGGAAAGAAGTTAAGTGATGCTATCTTCCCTACCGTCTATATTCATCGTATGGCGGCAGCGGAGCGTGGAACAGACCTTGAGGGACTTTCCGTCAATGCAACCTTTGAAACCTTCCAAGTGGATGTATTCACAAACACAAGTCAATCGGATGTAGGCAGAATAATGTCTGTTGTAGCAGATGTATTCAAGGAAATGCGGTTTAAGGTTATCGCCCTTCCAGAATTTAATGAGGGAGATACATACAGAAGTACCGCAAGATTCCAAAGAGTAATAGGAGCAAATGACAGTTTAACGTGATAAAGCCGTTTAGGGCTTTATTTTTTTATGAAAAAAAGGAGGAATGAAATATGGCAGTAGCAGGTATTTCCAGTTTGGGAATCACATTCGGTTACGGTGTGGAAACCACAGCAGGAACAAAACCAACGAGTTTTAAAAAGCTGACAAGAATAAATACTATCGGCGGCATTACCATTGAGCCAGAACAGATTGACGCTTCTGCGCTGGAAGATGAAATTACAAGATACGTTAAGGGTAGAGCTGACACAGGCGGCTCTTTCAATATCACAGTAAACCTTACTGACGATACAAGAAAAGAATGGGAGAATCTGATTACAGAATACAAGGGTTTGACAGGTGGCAAAAGAATGTGGTTTGAAACAATCGTGCCCGGTTTTGAAAACTCTTTCTTTGTCGTGGCACAGCCGCCCGAGCAGATTCCACAGCCAGAAATCAGCCAGAACGAACTTTTGACAGTTGAAATGCCGCTGACGATTGAAGAATATAAGGGCATGGATGCTACGGTTGCGTTCACGGGGGAATAAAACGCTATTCGCAGAATGAACAGGCTGTGACGGATAGCGAAGAAAACGCCAATTCAGCCGAATATTACTACTAATAAAACTTAAAGGGATGGAGAAAGACCCATCCCTTTTTTATTTGTTCAGAAAAAGGAGATATGCAAATGAAAAACTTTACCATTAACAGAAAAGTATATAAGGCAAAAGAATTTGATTTTAACCTTGTTTGCGACTTGGAGGACGAAGGTATTTCTCTTGAAGCTATGCAGGATAAGCCCATGTCCATGATGAGAGCGTATTTCGGTATCTGTGCTGGCATTGGAAGAAATGCGGCTGGGGAAGAAATGCAGAAACACATTGTTTCTGGCGGAAGTTTTGAAGAAATGGCAGAAGCTATGTCTGACGCTATGGAACAGTCTGATTTTTTTCGGGCTGCCAACAAGACAGCGGAAGCGGAAACTGCGGAAAATCAGAGCGAAGCGGAATAAGAAAAGACTACAAATCATTTCGTGAGTTGTTGACTGCTGAATGGTTCCCACAGGCATACGCTATTGGAGTTTCGTGGGATGAATTTTGGAGAATGAATCCGAGAATATTGTCTGCGATTGCAGAAGGATACAACCAGCGTGTCAGAAACGCAGATTACATGAATTGGATAAACGGTCAGTATACGCTTGCCGCCGTCACTGTCGGTGTAGAACGAAATTTGGCAGGAAGAAAAGCGAAATCAGAATATCCTCAAAATCCGTTCTTTGAAGAAATCGAAAAGCAGAACAAACCTCTTTCCGATGATGAATTGCAAAAACAGCGTGAATTGTTTGTTGAGCGTTTGAAAACCATGCAGTCTAACTTTGAAATCTCTCATGGGAAGGTGGTGGAAATGGGTAATGAGTGAAATAGATAAACTTGAGATAAAGATTGTTGCGGATGCAACAGAAGCGGAAAAGTCTGTCAAAAAGTTGGGCAAGTCCATTGAGGGTATCGGGAAAACAGGAGATTCCACAAAACAAATTCGTGAAATTAAATCTGCTTTGGAGAGCATTAAAACGCCAGAAATAGAGATTAACGGCATAAAAGAATTTGCGAAACAAGCAAGAATCATAGCACACAACTTTTCAAAAGCCGCAAAAAGCGCAAAGGAAATCGGTATTGCGTTAAAAGGCGTGAATCTCGGACAACTCACAAAAAAGTCAAAAAAAGAATCTGCACCTGTTGAAGATTATAGTCATTTGAAGGACATTCCTATTTTTGACATAGGCAAGCAGATTAACGGAAAGCCGATACAGGATGCCGCAGAATCTATGTCTGATTTAACGAGCGAAACAAGCAGTGCCGTTTCCGTTGCAGGGCAGCTTGCCGCCGCAATGGGACGCGTTTCTGAAAACGCCGCAAAAACAGACAGATTTTCTGGAATAGAAAAGGAGATTTCAAAAAATCTTGGCATGACAGGCGTTCTGGATATTGATAATGGGAAATTCGCTGAAACCATAGAGGAATCAAAAAGCCTTATCAATGGATTTAGAGTTGACTTAGAAAAACTCGGACTTAGTGAAATTAAGTTTCCAGAAGTCGAAAAGGCAGAACGAGAATTTAAAAATATGGAAAATACGGTTAGAGTTCTGACCGAAACCATAGAAGAATTAAAAGCGTCTGGTGGAAACGCCAAACAGATGAAACCGCTTGAAAAGCAGTTGGAGAGAATAAGCCAAAAATCAAAAATAGCAAATCTTAATCTGAAAGATACTATTGCACTTGCACGTTCTAAAATACCAAATATTCAAGAAGGGTTGCAGGAAAAACAGGGCGAAAAAACGCAACAAGTAAGCCAGAGGAAACGCTCAAATAAATCTCGTGGTCGTTCATCCGGTGGGCTTTTTGGTCGCTCTGGCGGTCGCAATAGTTTTTCTTTGCCTAAAATGATTGGTATGTCTGTACTGTACTCCACTGTATTTCAGCTGATTGGTACCATACAGTCTGCATTTGCAGAAGGTATGCAGAGTTTAGCGCAGTACAGCCAATCGGTAAACGCCAATATTTCCTCTATGATGTCCGCTTTAATGCAGTTGAGAAACGCATTTGCGGCGGCGTTTGAGCCTATTCTTTCTGTTGTCGCACCCTACCTTGCCACGTTCATTAGTTGGCTTGCGAAAGCAATCAATATGTTGGGACAATTCATTGCGGCACTGACAGGCAAAGGGTATGCGGTACAGGCTAAAAAAGTGCAGATGGACTACGCAAAAAGCCTACAAAAAACGGCAGGAGGCGCAGGAAAAGCGGCTAAAGCGTTGAAGGAAATGCAGGACTATACACTCGGATTTGATGAATTGCACATCATAGACACCAAGCAGAACGATAGCGGCGGTGCGGATGGAGGTGCAGGCGGCGGTGCAGGAGACCTTCTTCCTACCGATATGTTTGAAACTGTCGAGATTGATTCCAAGATAAAGGGTCTTGCTGACAGAATAAAAGAAGCATTTAAAACAGGAGACTTTTACAGCCTTGGTGCTGATTTAGGTCAGAAGATACAAGATGCACTCGGTAGCATTGACTGGGAAGCAATATATAAAAAGGCGGACAAATTCGGAACTGGGTTGGCAAGTTTTTTAAACGGCTTAATATCGCCCGATACATTTTCTGTTTTAGGGGCAACAATAGCAGGCGCATTGAACACCGCATTGCATTTCCTTGATTCATTCGGTACTGAGTTTAAATGGGATAATTTCGGGTTATCCATAGCAGAAGGACTTAACACATTTTTCTCTACTTTCGATTTTGTCCTTGCCGCAGATACGGCTAATAAATGGATAAACGGTATTTTAACCACATTGATAAAAGCCGTACAGGGTACAGATTGGGCAATGATAGGAGAAAAAATTGGAACATTCATAAAGGAAATTGATTTTGTCACCATTCTGTCCAATATCGGAACACTGATATTTGAAGCTATATCATCTGCGCTTGAAGCGTGGAATGGTTTTGTTGATGTTGCGCCGATAGAATCAACTATCATAGCCGCTGTTGCGTTATTGAAATTTACTGGTCTGGGTGCTTCAATAGCCAAAGCAATCGCAGCACAGATAGCAGGCTCGGAGATTGTTACTGGTATAGGAACTGCTATTGCTGGTCTTGGACCGAAGATTGCAGGATTTATATTAAGTCCTTGGACGCTTGCCATAGGGGCGGCTATATTAGCCGTTTTTATGACTATAAAGCATTGGGATGAGATAAAAGAGTTTCTTGCGAAGTTGTGGGATGGTATTAAGAAAACAGTAGTCGAAGTATGGGACTCTATTAAAAATTTCTTCAAAACAACATGGGATGAGATTGTAAGCTACTACCCAGAGAAATGGAATGAATTAAAGACGGCAACCTCTGAATTGTGGGAAGCCGTCAAAACAACCATTTCTGAAAAATGGACTGCAATTAAGAATTTCTTCACGGAAACAATACCGCAGATTATAAGTGATATTGTTGGTTGGTTCTCTGAATTGCCATCTAAAATTGGCACTGCAATTTCAACTTTAATATCCTCCATCTTCCCTACATGGGGAAATGATATCTCAACTTGGATTTCATCTTCAATACCAGAAAAAATCAAAATGATTATCGACCTGTTTAAAGGAATACCACAGGGCGTATACAATGCCGTAACATCCATGGGACGCACGATTGAGAAAATCGGCAAATGGATGTGGGAGGGCATTAAAAAAGGTTTGCTTTCTTTAGTGCCTTCTGGTGTGAAGGAAGTTGTAAGTGGAATACTTAGTGGCACAAAGAGCGCGGCAGAAATCCACTCCCCATCCAAACTGTTTAAACGGGAGGTCGGTGCTTATCTGGGCGCAGGTATCGTTGAAGGTATGGAAGAATCTGTCAAGGGCGTAGGCAGTGTTATTGATGAAATCGTAGACAAAGTATCTGGCGGTGGTAGCCTTGCACCTGTTGTATCGGTTGAAGCACCAGACATTTCACAGTGGAACGAAGCATGGGACATTACTCGTGCAAAATTTAGCGAAACGAAAGCCGCTATCACATCTGAAATGCAGAACTTCTACACACAGATAAACGCTATGTCGCTGGTTTTCGGGAACACGTTCAAGACAAGCATGAGCGAATACCTCAACAAGACCTATGATGGCATTTACAACACGTTTGATGCTATCAGACAGACCTTGCAGCAAGTATCTGATGAGGTTACAAGGATGCTGAACCAGATGGTTTCCGATGCAAACTCACTGGCAGGATTGACTGGTAAAAAATACAGTCATGTCGGCGGCTACACCATGCAACAGGCGCAGCGTTTCAATATAGAAATGTTTGCGAATGGCGGTTTTCCTCGGTCTGGCGAACTGTTTATTGCAAGAGAGGCAGGACCGGAACTGGTCGGAAGTATTGGCGGCAAAACAGCCGTTGGCGGCAATGACCAGATAGAACGTGCAATTTTTAATGCTGTTTTAACGGCTATGTCACAGGCAATGGCGAACGGTAGCAGTCAGCCAATCGAACTGAACCAGAAGATTGAACTAGATGGAGACGTTATTTATAACAATCAGCAGAAAGTATCCGCAAGACGAGGGATAAACTTTGGTCTTGGTGCATTTCAAAGGTAGGTGGTTTTTGTGGCAGTAATCAAATATAACGGCACAGAAATTACCTGCCCGTCTGTGCAAGAATACGAAGGTCAACAGTTGGTTGACAGCGGCAGAAATGCAAATGGCGTTGTGGTAGCTCAAAAGATAAACCGCCGCCAAGTGAAATTGACATTGGAGTGGAAGGTTATTTATCCAAAGGAATTGCAGAAGATTTTACAGTTGATTGAAACCTTCATAGGAAACGTAACCTACTATGACCCAAAGGAAGGGAAATTCATCACAAGGGAAATGTATTGGGGAGATTATTCTGTTTCTACATATTGGGTGTCCGAGAACGGCACACCGAAAATGTTTACAGGTCTGAAAGCCTCACTTATAGATACAGGGAAGTAAGGAGGTAGTTTTATGTATCCAGTAACAGCAAAATGGAAAGAGGAAACAGAGCAAACGCTCCGCAATCCTTCTTATGTGAGAATTGTATTTGGCGTGACAGACCCAGACGCACCCGGCTTGAGTACACAAACAGATAACGGTCATTTGCCGTACAGTGATGTTGATAGCGTGGATGTCGGCACAACCGCCCCATCCACCTATCAGACGTTGGAACGAAACAGATTTATTCTGGACGGAAAGAACCCTCTGCCGCCGGAGAGCAACCCCATCTATCAGGGATATGCAGGATTGACAATCAGCGGCGATGCAGGGACATATACTGTGCAGCCACTTGTGAAAATTTCATTCGGCGATTATGTGCAATTTCCCGGTCTGACCTTCCAATTTGATGACAGCATGGGTGATTACCCGAATAGTTTTCGGATTCTGGCAAAGAAAGATTCTGTATCTGTATTCGATAAAACCTACTCGCCTGATACTACATATTGGGAAATGGAAGACCAGATTCCGTTATGCAATGAACTGTCCTTCTATTGGCTGAACTCGAATATACCGCACCGCAGGGCGAGATTGCTTTCCTTGACATACGGTCTGGTTAGCCGATTGGGCTCGGATGATATTGCAAGTTGTTCTTCAACGAAGGAGATTGACTTGCTTTCGTCTAAGATTCCAAAGCAGGAATTTGAATTTACGCTGATTGATACGCAAAGAAGATATGACCCAGAAAACCCATCTGGATTATGGGAGTATCTGGAAAGCAGACAGCCTGTCAATTATCAGTATGGCTATGAATTGTCGGACAGCTCTATTGAGTGGATACCTTGGGGCTTGTCCTACTCTACAGGCGATTTTGATGTATCGAAATCTGGCATTGTGGCAGAGGTCAGCGTAAAGTGTGCGGGTCTGGCAGACCATTTGACAATGAACTATGACGAGGGCGTTTATTCCCCTTCTGGTCGCAGTTTGTTCGACCTTGCGACAGATGTTATGAGGTTTGCAGGATTTGAAAATACAATTCAGCTTGATAACGCATTGAAGGATATCTATACGCATAATCCCCTTCCATCCTCCAAAGTGAATGAGTGCTTGCAGCTGATAGCAAATGCAGGGCGTTGTATCATGAACCATAGCCGCGGCGGTTATATTCAGATTTTGCGCGAGAATGACAGCGCGACAGGATTTGATATCAACTTTGACAAAATGACGGATACGCCCACCACAACGAAGATACCGCCCCTTCGCAACCTGTCGGTGGAGTATAACTCCATCAAGGTAAACTCGGAGGTAACGGCGGCGGTCAATGCGGCTGAGGTTTCATCCGATGCGGCGCATGAATACACATTCACCCATTCGGCGTATACGAACCAACAGATTGTATTGAGCAGCGGCTTAACAATGGTCGGCACGGCGAAATTCTACGCCTACAAGACCGTAGTAACGCTCAAGGGGACGGGTACTGTCACTATCAACGGGAATAGCCTTACGGAGAATAAAATCGAGTACAGGAAGAAATACAGTGACGTTGGCGAGGATTTGAGCGGCGTTAGCAATGCGCTCATTGACAACCAGACTGACGCTATCGCATACGCAAACTGGGTAGCGGCGGTCACTCTGCGGCGCAACACTTACAGTGCGCCAGACAGAGGATATCCAGAACTGGACGTTGGAGATTCTGTCAACTTCACAAGCAACTTCGCGAATGAAACGCCTGTTACTATGGTTCAGCAGAAATTGACCTACAACGGCGCGATTAAGGGCGAGTGCCAATATATCATTGGGGGTGGTAGTTAATGGCTTGGATAACACCGATTTTTAACCGAACTGTATCCGACACCGTTACGGCGAGAGCGGCTCAGGCGAACGAGGAAAACAATAAGGGCGCACTGAACTATCAGGACTTGAACCGCATTGAGGGCAACCACAAGGAATTGATGCAGTGGCTTGAGAAGGAAGGCTACTACATCCCCAGAACATACAGAAACTACAAGGAGAGTTTCAACGGCACAACCTACACCGATTGGCAGGAAGTCAATATACCTTGGCTTTCGGAAATCAACCGTATTCGAGCGAATTATACCGCTCTGGTGCGGTTGTTTTTGGTTGGATTGGGATTGCCTGTGTTCCCCGAAAGCCTGTATCTGGATTGGCAGGAGGTCAACGATTGGGAACGGGTTGCCGCGGTCGGCAAGGAAATGACAGAAAACATGAAGCAGGAATACATCCCCTGCGGAACGATAAACAGCGGAGGTGAACGGTTGCTATGAAGGATTTTTTAGATAGAATCCCAACACAGGCAGGGCGGAGAAAAATCACTCATGCGGACGGGACAAGTGAGTTTGTAACGGTTGAAATGGCGGACGAACCATCCGTAGAGGGTACGCCATTAAACAGAGAAGCCCTCATGAATGTGCAGGGGTTTTCAAGTGAAGATACTACTATTAGTAAATCTGGTAATGTAACTACAGTTACAATAACGCATGGCGATGGTGGTAAAACTGTTACAATAATTACAAAGAACTCAAGTACACTAACTACTGTAGTATCTAAGTATACTGGACCTTCCGGTAACGTAATCACGAAAACTACTACAATAGATACTAGTAGTTCAGTAACAAGGATTGGAGGTGTTGTATCATGAGTTGGGATGTAGGTTCATGGGTAATTGACACAGTTAATTCAGTATTAAGTACTCTAATTCAAGCACATGGCACGCAGACATTCACATCAGATGGTACGTTTACTGTACCCGATGGCGTGACAAAGATTTTAGTGACTGCCTTTGGTGCAGGTGGTAGTGGATATAATTACAATGGCGGTCAGGGTGGAGACTTTGTAATAAGAAAAGCATTCATGGTTACTCCTAATGATAGTCTTTCAATCACAGTGGGAAAAGGCAATTTAAACAATGACGGTGGAGCAACGGTTATTGGCAATTTAATCACATTGGCAGGGGGGGGCAAAGGCGGAAAAAAAAGAAACCACAAAGGTGCTTTAGGTGGTACTACTGTAAATAGTGTAGAAGTAGCTGCACAAAATACTGTATTTGCCCATGGTGGTTTAAGAGGAACTGATAACACGTCTAGTTCTGGCGGTCCAGGTGGTTCTGGAGGTGGTGCTGGATATGGACGTGGCGGAGATGGTGCAAACGGAAATACTGGATATTACGTAGGGTTTAATGGGGAAAATGGCGGCATAGGAGCCGGGGGCGGAGGCGGAGGACACGGTAGTAGTATGGGCACCCCCGGAATTGGCGGAGACGGCATTGTCATCATCGAATGGTAGAAAGGGGTGGATATAGCATGAAAAATTATGCAATGATTTCAAAAAACAGAGTAATCGGTGTTTTGCTAAATCAAGAAATAGAACCAGAATGGGGACCGACCCCAGACGGAAGCCCTGTGACTGCTATTCCTTGTGACGATACGGTTATGCTCGGCATGATTTATGACCCAGAAACAGGTACGTTTTCGGAATACACACCGCCCGAACCAGAACCAAAACCCTCCCAGCTTGACCGTATTGAGGAGCAGTTAAACGCCCTTGCGGCGGACAGCGTAACGGTAGAAAAATTAGAGGCGGCAATCAGTGAGGGGGTGAACGAAGTATGATGGAAACAATTAAGCACATGGCAAAGTTAGCGGCGCAGGCGGTACAGGAGAAAGCGGACACTATGACAGGAACGGAATTAAACGCTGAGGACAGGTTTATCCCAGATTTCCAGACGGCTTGTGAAAAAGAAAATATGCTGAACCGCCCTGTCGGGTTTGTCTGCAAGAGTACCGCAGGCAGAGTGGTAAAGCTGCTACAGAAATATGACAGCACCATTTACACCGCCGAACCCGAGGAATTGCCTGCACAGTGGGGTTTTGTATGGAGTGATGACCCTGCGAAGGCAAAGCCCTTTATCTCGCTGGCAACCAGCCCCTACGCGAAGGGGGACTGTTGCACGGAGAATGGCGTTTGCTATCGCTCGACCATCGATAACAATACTTGGAAGCCCTCGGAATACCAGCAGGGCTGGGAGAAAGTAGGTTGATCGTATGGCAAGAAAAATGGAAACGAGCAAGAAACTTGTTTACATATCTGATTTTGTAGCAATCTGCCTGAGTGCGGCGGTTATATATGGCACTTTCGTCACAGAGAAAGATATATCTCCGCTGGCACAGGTGGCGGTTGCATCAATTACAGAGTGTGGCGTTGCAAACGGTTTCTACTATTGGAAATCGAAAAATGAAAACAGGTACAAATATGTTATCAAGTTGATTCGTGAATGGGCTGAAAAATACGGCATTGAAGCCGTTATCCGTATTGCTGATATTGTATTGAAAGAGTGAAAGGAGATGTAGCGAGTGCATAAGATTACATTTTTAATGGAAAACTGGTATCTGGTGGTTGCGCTGATGGCGGTCACAGGAATGGTCGGTGTATTCATCGGGCGGTTTCTGAAAATGCCAACAGCGGCACAGAGAGAAAAAGTAAAAGAATGGTTGCTGTGGGCGGTCACACAGGCAGAAGCAGAATTGGGGAGCGGAACAGGCAAGCTGAAATTGCGGCAGACCTATGATTTATTCGTGCAGAGATTCCCTGCGGTTGCTATGGCGGTATCGTTTGACACCTTCTCTATGTGGGTGGATGAAGCACTGGAAGAAATGCGAAAAATGCTGAAAGAAAACAAGGCAGTCAAAGAGATTGTAAAGGGATGATTATATGGCGAAAAAGATGACGGGCAAAGAACTGGTAGCCTTTTGCCGTTCTAAAATCGGCACGAATTATGTTTATGGTATGAAAGGCTCTGTAATGACAGAAGCCAACTACAACTATCTGAAAAACAAATACGGTAAGATGGTATGGAATAGTGACCGAAAGAAAATCGGGAAGGTTTGTGTAGACTGTTCTGGTCTGATTTCGTGGGCGTGTGGCGTAAAACTCGGCAGTACCCAGTGGAAAGAACGAGCGAAAAGCGTAAACCCTATTTCCACCATTGAAAAAGCACCCATCGGGGCGTTGGTCTGGATGCAGGGGCATATCGGTGTATACACTGGCATGAAGAACGGCTACCCCTACTACATAGCCGCTGACGGTTCGGCTTACGGTGTGCGAGAAGTCCCTCTGCGGTGCAACAAATTCACACACTGGTTGCTTGTAAATGATGTTTTCGACTACGGAACGGAGGATGAAGAAGTGGTAGAGAAATGCAAGGTTGTAATTGACGGAAAAGAACACATGACAGAACGCATTTTGAAGGATGGCACTAACTATATCAAAATTCGGGATGTGGCAGACGCTATCGGCTACAACATCACAAGCAAGGGCAGTATTGCGGTGCTGACGAAAAAATAACCATTTACTTTGGTTCACGAAAATGGTATAATAACAGTACACCCTTTCGTAAATGTCAATCATAAGCTACGCAAAAATCGGGAGTATATCAATTTCGGTATACTCCCTTTTTTTATGCTGTTTTCCGAATTTCCCCGACCATCATATCTACCATATCGAAAACTTCATCCCCATAAGTAGCCACGAAGTCACATAAAAATTCCTCCTGTTCCAATGGGATATGTATGTTATAGGACATACAGACTGCGTGGCATAATTCGTGTATGAGCACCTTCCTCTTAAAGCCGCCTACAAGACGATTTGAAAGGCAAATGCAATGCGTAGTGTTATCGGTCACGCCGACTGTAAAACTACCGTCAGAGCGGCGCAGGCAGTCTGAGGATGGCGCAACCGAAACAACACTCCATTTCACGCCATTTATCTCGAATACCATTCCATCACCCCCGATTAAAAAAGATAGGGGCAAGATAACCCCTATCCTATTTTGCATCAGCCGATTTTCTGCAACAGTGTTGTCATTTTGGCTTTCAACAGAGTACGTTCTTCTGGTGTCATATCCGAAAGAATCTCTGTCACATCACCAGAAAGTTCCTTCATGTATGCTTCAAGGTCGCGCATCTTCTGTTCTTTATCAGACTGAGAATTTCCCTTGTGCATTTCCTTACTTTCTGTGTAGTGGCGTTTCGCCTTGTCGTAGCCGCTCATCGTGGGTTCGGTGTAGTACATTCTACCGCCCATACGGTCTAAATCTCTGCCACGCTCTGCGTCACTCTTGCTATCCCATTCGTGGTACATATCGGGTGTCTGGAAGTAGTAAGGCGGTTCTGTATATCCTCTGCGTGTTCCTCTGCCCTTTGGTGCAAATCGACCATTAGCGTATCTGTAATGGTCATAGAAACGCCTGTCTCCGTCCTCGTAGTATTCAGATTTCAACCGTCTGAGGATTTCCTTATCTTCTTCTTCGTCCTCTTTCTCTGCCTTTTGCATAGCCTTTGTAATGACAGCTTTGTATTCGGCTTCATTTAAGTCTTTAATCATGTCAACAACCTGTCCCATTTCGGCAGTACCAACACATTCCAGACCTTTTTCCATTTCGGACCATGCCTTTTCACAAAGACACTCAATCATTTTGTGCATTCTCTCAATGTGCATAAATTATTCACCTCCGCCAGTTGTTGCAGGAACACTTTCTCCGTTGATAGCAGATAATCTGTTATCGGGCGTACAGCAAGTTTCCCCTATCATTCTGAACAATCCAGAATTGTTCGTTGTCTCAACTACGGTTTTATATCTGGTTCTTGTTCTCAAGCCAGATGCCACAACCTGTCTGCAATTACGTTTCATAAGCGGATACTGCACAGTCCCGCCGCCAATCGTAATAAAAACAGGAGCGTTGATTGTAGTGGTATCGGGGATTTTCTGCGCCACCACAATACAAACTTTTCGGCAGTTGGCATAACTGCCTGCGGGTAAATCTATAATCAGATTTCCGCCTGTAAAATTCACTGACTGCGACATAATGAAATTATCGCAAAGTCGGCACACATTCTTACAAGCCATAAAATAACACCTCCTAAAAAATTAAGGGTAGACTTCTGCCTACCCTCTTTGTATCAACCACTGCGGGCGAAGTCTGATTTAATATCAGATAGCATTTTTAGTATTTCCTTCTGGTCTTTCATTATCTTATCCAGATAATATCCATCCTGCCTATGCAATTCTTTCAGTAGCGTATCATTCGATACCTGTTGGCAAGTCACAAGCTGCAAAAACACAGACAGGATGGTAAGCATATCTAAATAAGATAACCCTTTATTTTGATTGTCTGTCATCAGCAACCACAACCGCAACCGTTACCATATCCAGAATAAGGATAAGGGGCAGGAACGTTATACGCAGGTACAGGCATAGGGTTGATTCTTCTAATCAATTCCGCTGTCTGTGCCTCCTGATTTGCTGTAATGTATGCGTTCTGTGCGGACTGGGATGCAGCAAGCTCCAGCTTCTGAACCTTGTCTCTCAAATCCGCATTTTCCTTAGCACACAGGTAGTCGAGGATTGCTCTTGTTCCTGCGTTCTGGTTGTCGATAATGTCTCTGGTGTTTGTGTTCATTGTGTTCTGCAATGCACACGTATCCTGAGCCATATCGTATCTTGCCTGAGCGATTGCTTCTCTGTTCTGACAGCAGCAATCCGCAAGCTGTTCCTGTAATGCGTTCTGGCTCTGCATCAGAGCAACATTAGTTGTATTGAACCCCTGCTGTGTCTGGTATCCAAAATTGCAGATAGCATTATCAACGCTATGGAAACCGTTCATCAAGGTTGTGTTCTGTGCATAGAAACCATCACACATACCGTCGGAAATACCGTCCAGTTTGCCAATGATAGACTGTGTATCGAAGCCTCTCTGAATATCCGCCTGTGTGGCTGCCGT